TGATTACCATGAATCATTATCTTTCTAGGTTTATGTTTACCTAAACCTTTATTAAATAAAGCTAGTGCTTGATGAGAGTGATCCATATCTTTCTCATAACGTCTACCTTCAAAAGATTTTTTACCTCTATCATAAGAGGATAAAGAATCCATACTACAAAAGTCACCCATGCATATTACATGAGTAGCTTTTACATCTGCGGCTAGTCTACCTGCCCACAGAAATCTTTCATTGCTTGCTTTAGGTGTGCAATGAGGGTCACCTATTACAACATGTGTTGCCATTAGTTTAACTCCTTATCACGTTTCTGTTTTAAAAATTCCAAGAAATCTACTACATTAGATTCATCATCAAACTCTGATACTGCACTAATAGTAAGATCTCTTGTTTGCTTTTTTTTATCATCAGCAAATCCACGAAGGCCCCATAGAAACGTAGAATGGGGATCTGTAGTTGCCATTTTTATCATGCCTCTAGCTATTGTAGAACATAATTCGTACTCTTCTGTGGTCATTTTACTTTTACTATCCATAATTATACCACACTGAAATCCTTTGTCCCAAGGACTTACAAGAACTTTTATTGAATTTAATAACAATAATTTATCTTTATTTTTCATTTGTACCAATACCTGTCATAGTTTTTTTTATTATACTCAATTATTTTATGTTCGTATCCTCTTTTCATACTTTTTTTACCAAAAAGTTCTGCCTCTTTTTCATCACTAAATATTATATTAGTAAACATTTTATACTCCTTTTCTTTCTTTTTTTTATATATTACAAAATATAATGTCATAATGAGTTAGTGAAGACTAGACCCCTCAAACTAATCTCCACCAATCTCGTCTCCCAACAAGGAAGTCTGTAATACTATTTATTAACATTTCTCCAAATCTTTATTGCTGCTTGTTGTATATTTTTATCCCAGTAAAAAGGACTTGGATCAGTATTTAAAGGTGTTATTTTTATAGCAGTCTCTAAATTATTTTTACACATATCAATATAATTTTCTAATGAT